GCGGCCAGCAGGATGCAAGCGACAGCGAAGCAGACGCTGGGAGCCGCAACCCGGGCGCAAAGCGCCTTTCTCAAATGAAGCGTCCGGGCGGGCGCTTTGGGGAGCTAGTATACCCGTTATTTCTGTGACGGTGATGACCACGGAAGAGAAAACTACACTACCAGCTCAAGGCAGCAGGAGGGTACAGGATGAAGAAGAGCTATACCCGGGAGAAGAGAACGCTCTGCGGAGAGGGATACATGGAAGTAGACCTCTACCCCATCACACCGGAGGAGCATGCAGCCAAGCGGAGGAAGAAGGCGAGACCCAGCAGCGAACGGCAGAAAAAGCGGAACGCCCAGCACTCCCACCGCTTGCGGGTGCAGAAAGCCAACGCCAACTTTACCGTGCTGGGATTTTACCTGACCCTGACCTACATAGACACTTTTTTGCCGGAGAGCATGGAGCAGGCCCAGCGGGATCTGCGCAACTACATCCGCCGGGTGAAGGCTGCCATCGCAAAGCTGTACGGCCCGGGCGCCGAGCTGCGGGTCATGGGCCTGACCGGCTGCGGACGGAAGAGCGGGCGGTACCACCATCATCTGCTGGTGGAGTGCAAAGGGCTGACCATGCGGCAGAATGCGGAGTTCCGGCAGCTGCTGGAGGACAAGTGGGCCGTGCGCTGGCCGGACGGCAGCGTGGAGAGCCTCGGCACAGCCAACGCCGACCGGCTGAATCTGCAAAACAGGCTGGACGACCTGATCACATACTTCGAGAAGCACGGGCAGATGCGGTGGTATGAGACGAGAAACCTTCAGCTGCCGGTGGAGCACGCCCCCAACGACACCCGATGGAGCCGCAAGCAGCTGCGCAAAGGCTGCACCGACTGCAAGGACAACGCCTACTGGTGGGAGCAGAGATACCCGGGCTGGAAGTTTGTGCGGTGCGTCGTGCCGGAGCCGGAGGCGCCGGGCGACGAAAAAGAGGGCTGGGACGCAGACGAGCTGCGCTGCTATGTGGTGATGGTAAAGCGGGAGGGTGCGAAAGCTCGCACCTGACAGACAAAGTACCGGTATTTTGCGTTTTAACGCGCGCGAAGAAAGGCGGCGAGGGATTGACCAGGGAGCAGAAACGACGGGTGCGGGCAGAGCTGCGGGCTTGTGGACAGGGAAAAAGCGACTGGGCGGGTGTGATCGCGCTGGCGATGGACTACTACGAGGCCGCAGACCCGGTATGCAGGCGGCTTTTACAGCTGCGGTATCTGGACGGGATGCCGGAGGAGCGGGTGGTGGCGAAGCTGCACATCGGGCGGACGACCTACTACCACAAGGAGCTGGAAGCACTGAGCACCGTTGCGGTGTATGCGGCGGCGGCAGGGCTGATGTGAGAGGAAAACCTCTCAGCCTTGCAGTCCGCCTGACGGCGGCGCTGCAAAGCAGCTCCCCTGGCGAGGGGAGCCTTTCTCGAAGGATGGCTGGGGAGACCCGGCCTGTTTGCCATACAAGAAACTACTGCGGGCAAAATGTCCGCAGTAGTTTTGTTTTTCCGGCGGCGGTAGACTGGGAGAGGAAAACCTCTCAGTCTCGCTTCGCTCGCCAGCTCCCCTACCGAGGGGAGCCCTTGGCAGGCCGGGGAAGTCTGAGCGGGACGAAACAGGCCCGACGAAGCGCAAAAGCGTGGGCCTTGCGACAGAGGGAAGGTGGAGCAGTGGCCAAGCGGGCATATTGCAAAAACACGGTAAAGGGCTCCCAGCGGGGGCGGAAGTACCCACCGAAGGTGCGGGCCGAGGTGCTGATGGCCATGCTGTCGTCTGGATCCATCTGTGCGGTAGCCCGGCGGTACGGCGTACCGGAGAGCACCATCCGCAGTTGGATGGCCGAGGAAGCCGGCCGGAGCGACGCCTTTGCAAAAGAGCGGCAGGCTGCTGCGCGGGAGATAGCGATCCGGGCCAGCCTCGGGGCGAGGGCGCAGGTGAGTTATTTGCAGAGCCGGGTGGATGAGAGTCAGCGGGCCGCGCAGGTACGGGCCAAGCTCCACCGGAAGCTGGACGAGGACACCCGCGCCCGCTGCTTTGCGGTAGGCACACTGCTCAAGAGCGACGCCGAGGAGCTGGCGGACGCCACGGAGACGGGGCTTGTGCTGTACGCTGCCGAGGACAGCTATGACCGGCAGCTGGACAGCGAGGAGCGAAAGCTGCTGGACGCTCAGCTGGAGCGGTACGGTGAGCGCGTGATGAGCGACAAAAATGCAGCCGCCATGGCCACCGTGCTGATGACCGTGGCCGAAAAGGCCGCGGAGATCGGAAGAGCACACGACCGCCGCCAGTGGCGGAAACAGGGAGGAGTTGTTGGGGCAGCGGCCAGCAGGGCATGAGCGGCAGCGAAATGACCGCTGGGAGCCGCAACCCGATAGCCTTTGGCAGACCGGGGAAGTCTGAGCGAGACAAGAAGAGCTTGGCGGGGCGTGAAGCACCGGGCCTTGCGACAGAGGGGAGGCGGACAGAATGGAGAAAAAAAGGCACGAAGGACGGCCGGTAATCTGGTCGCCGCAGCCGAGGCAGGCAGCTTTTATGGCCCGCACCGAGGACGAAGCCCTTTACGGGGGCGCGGCCGGCGGCGGGAAGAGCGACGCACTGATCATCGAGGCGCTGCGGCAGGTACACATCCCCCACTACCGGGCGCTCATCCTGCGTAAGACTTACCCGCAGCTTTCGGAACTCATCGACAAGACCATGCGGTACTACAAGCCGGTATTTCCCAAAGCGAGGTACAACGGCTCGAGCCACTGCTGGATCTTCCCCAGCGGGGCGAAGATCTACTTCGGCAGCCTGAACCACACACAGGACAAGTACAACTATCAGGGCAAAGCCTTCGACTTTATCGGCGTGGACGAGCTGACCCACTTTACCTGGGACGAATACAGCTATGTCATGAGCCGCAACCGCCCTTCCGGCCCCGGCACCCGGGTCTACATCCGGGCCACGGCTAACCCCGGCGGCGTGGGGCATGGCTGGGTGAAGGCACGGTTCATCAGTCCGGCACCTGCCGGGACGCGGATAGTGCAGCTGGTGAAGGTAAAAACGCCGGACGGGAAGGAAATCACCCGGCGGCGCACCCGCATTTTTATCCCGTCCACCGTCTTTGACAACCCGGCGCTGCTGGAAAACGACCCGGGCTACATCGGCACGCTGGCCTCTCTGCCGGAGGCCGAGAAGCAGGCGCTGCTCTACGGAAACTGGGACAGCTTTTCGGGGCAGGTGTTCACCGAGTGGCGGAACGACCCGAACCACTACAAGGACCAGCGCTGGACCCACGTCATCGAGCCGTTCCCCATCCCGGAGCACTGGAAGATCTGGCGGGGATACGACTTCGGTTTCTCGAAGCCGTTTTCGGTGGGGTGGTATGCAGCGGACGAGCGCGGGCGGCTCTACCGGATCAAGGAGCTTTACGGCTGCACCGGCACACCCAACGAGGGCCTGAGAAAGGACCCGATGGAACAGGCACGGATGATCCGGGAAGCGGAGGAAAACGACCCGCTGCTGAAAGGCCGGGTCATCCTGGGCGTGGCCGACCCGGCCATCTTTGACGAGAGCCGGGGCGAGAGCATCGCGGACATGCAGGAGAGAAGTCCGAACTTTCTGCACTGGATGCCCGGCGACCACACCCGTCTGGCGGGAAAGATGCAGTTTCACTATCGGCTGGCTTTCGGCGAAGACGGAAGGCCGATGCTGCAGGTCTTCAACACCTGCAAGCACTTCATCCGCACCATCCCGAACCTCGTCTATGACGAGAGCAATGTGGAGGACATCGACACCACGCAGGAGGATCACATCTACGACGAGTGCCGGTATGTGCTGATGGAGAACCCCATCAGCGCCGCAAAGCACACCCAGCCGCCGCCCATGCTGGACGACCCGCTGGATATGGACCCGAGGAAGGACAAGACGAGGTTTATGAGGATATGAACAGGAACGCGGAAAGGAAAATGGGATGGAATTTGGGAAAAAAGAGCTTGACCTGACAGCAGATGAAAGCCCCGGCGGCGAGAGTCTGGCCGGGGTGCTGGATAGTGAACCGGCTATCGGCGAGAAGGAGATCAGCGAGGCGATGGCCATCCTCGAAAAGTACAAGTCGGCCAAGGCCAGTCTCGACAAGCGGATCATCGACAACGAGGAATGGTACAAGCTGGGCCACTGGAAGCAGTACGGAAACCGGGTGATGGAGGGCAAGCGCGCCCCCAGCACGGGGTGGCTGTTTAACTCCATCGCCAACAAACACGCCGACGCCATGGACAACTACCCGGAGCCGAACGTGCTGCCGAGGGCGCAGGACGACGAGGAGACGGCGAGGCTCCTCTCAGACATTCTGCCGGTGGTGCTGGAACAGGCGGACTACGAGAGCGTGTACAGCGACACGTGGTGGCGCAAGCTCAAGCAGGGTACCGGCGTCAAGGGCATCTTCTGGGACCCGGCGCTGCGGGAGGGCCTCGGGGACATCGCCATCCGGAGCATGGACCTTCTGATGCTCTACTGGGAGCCGGGGGTGGAGGACATCCAGGACTCGGCCAACTTCTTCTCGCTGGCGCTGGCTGACAACGACCGTCTGACGGCCAGGTGGCCTCAGCTGGAGGGCAAGGCGGGCAGCAGCGGCATCACCGTGGGGCAGTACGTCAGCGACCAGAACATCGACACCAGCGAAAAGAGCGTGGTGGTGGACTGGTACTACAAGCGGGAGAAGCCCGGCAGTCAGACCGTGGTGCATTACTGCAAGTTCTGCAACGGCGTGGTGCTCTACGCCAGCGAGAACGACCCGGCGATGGCCGAGACGGGCTTCTACGACCACGGAAAATACCCCTTTGTGTTCGACCCGCTCTTTGTGGAGGAGAACAGCCCGGCGGGCTTCGGGTACATCGACGTGATGAAGGACACCCAGGACGCCATCGACCGGATGACCCAGGCCATGGACGAGAACACGTTGGCAGCGGCCAAGAAACGCTACCTTATCTCGGACACGGCGGGCGTGAACGAGGACGAGCTGCTGGACACGGCGAAGGACGTGGTACACATCACGGGACGGCTGGACGAGCGGGGCTTTATGGAGCTGGAGACGGCTCCGCTGCCCTCCAACACCATCGTCTACCAGCAGAACCGCGTGGCTGAGCTGAAGGAGAACAGCGGCAACCGGGACGTGAACCAGGGCGGCGCGACCAGCGGCCTGACGGCGGCCTCGGCCATCGCAGCATTACAGGAAGCAGGCTCGAAGCTCAGCCGGGATATGCTGAAGAGCTCTTACCGCTCCTTTGCAAAAGAATGCTACTTCATCATCGACCTGATGCGGCAGTTCTACGACGAAGAGCGGGTCTACCGCATCACCGGCCAGCAGGGCGGCACGGAGTACCGGGAATTTTCCGGCCAGATGCTGCGGCCGCAGCCGGTGGAGAGCGTGGGCGGCGTGGAGCTGGGCGCCCATGAGCCGGTGTTCGACATCACGGTGAGCGCGGCCAAGAAGAGCACCTTCAGCCGCCTCTCCCAGAACGAGACGGCGAAGGAGTGCTACCAGCTGGGATTCTTTGCTCCGGCCAACGCCGACGCCGCACTGGCGTGTCTGGACATGATGGACTTCGAGGGCATCGAGAAGGTGCGCCAGAGGGTGGCCCAGAACGGCACCCTGTACCAGCAGCTGCAGCAGGCCATGGCACAGATCCAGCAGATGGCGGCAGTCATCGACCAGCAGAACGGCTCGAACCTGAGCGAGCAGGCGGGGGCTGCGGCCGCTGCCATGACCGGCGGAGGCGGCGGCGGAGAGGCCAGCGCAAAGACAGTGACCAACTCTCTGGGCGGACAGGTGGGCGGCGGGACCAACCCGCTGGCCACCAAGGCAGCCGAGAGGGCGATGAACATCAACAACCCGAATAAGTGAGACTCCGAAAGGCTCTCCCTTTGGGAGAGCTGGCATTGCGAAGCAATGACTGAGAGGGCAAGGACGATGGCAGAGAAAGGCAGACACCGTGATAACATTGCGCTGACAAAGAGTCTGCCTATCGCTGCGCTGTGGCTCCATCGCACCGGGCTTGCCCTCTCCGTCACCTACGGCGACACCTCTCCCAAAGGGAGAGGCTTTGGCTCGCCTGAAAGAGCGCTTTACAAGGAGAGCTACTGAAAAAAAAGGAGGCAATGGAATGATCAAAATTATTTATGTGACAGACCCGGAGGGCGGGAAGCTGACGATGAGGGCCGAGGGCCACGCGGGATATGCCCCGGCGGGGCAGGACATCGTGTGCGCGGCGGTGAGCTGCCTGATGCAGACGCTGGCGTACAGCGCTGCGGAGGACGAGAGAACCTCGAGCTGCATCTATCAGGGTAAAGACGGCCCGGTGGTGAGCGTAGAGACAAGCAACAGCGTCCTCATTCGGGACAAGTTTGAGCTTGTGGCCGACGGTCTGACTCTGCTGGCAGAGCAGTACCCGGAGAATGTGAACTTCAAGAAAAGATGCAAGTGCAGCCCGGCGGTGGACTTGCAGCTGTTTGCGGCAACGGCGACGACCGCTGCCTGCGGCAGAAGCAGGGAGGAGCTGTTGGGGCCGCGGCCGGCAGGATGCAAGCAGAGCGCAGCAGACGCCGGGAGCCGCAACCCGGGGGAGCCTTTCGATTTGCAGTTGTTTGCGGAAGGCGGAGACGGTGCAGCGGCTGCTGGCGGCGATGGTGCCGCCCCTGCGGCGGCAGAAAAGGCGGCGGCTGCTCCCGCCCAGGGCAAGGGCCGGGAGGCTGCTGCCGCTGAGGTGGATGAGATGCTGAGCCCGGCGGAAGAGCCGGGCGCGGAGGAAGATGCTGCTGAAGGCGAGGAACAGGACGGTGCGGCAGACAAGAGCAGCACCGACCCGGAGGCACACCGGAAAGCGTTTGGCGAGCTGATGCGGGGCGAGTACAACCGGGAGTTTGGCGAGATGATCGTGCAGGCCACCCAGAAAGCCTACGACAGCATCCTGAACGAACAGGGGCCGGTGGGGCGGATCCTGAACGCTCTGGGCCAGAAGTACGGCACTGCTCCCGGCGACTACGAGGCACTGGCTGCGGCGGTGGAGGGCGGCGTCGTGAAGGACGACGCCTATTACGAAGACATGGCCATGAAGAAGGGCATCAGCGTCCAGCTGGCCAAGGAGATGGACGCGCTGGAAAGCGAGAACGCCAAGCACCGTGCCGCCGAGCAGCAGCGGGCGGAGGCCGCAAAGATGGAAGCCATCCAGCAGGAGTGGGACGCCGCTGCGGAGCGCATCCGGGCCGAGGACCCGGGCTTTGACATCAAGACGGCGCTGGCCGACCCGGACTTTGCCCAGATGCTCAAGCTGGGCGTGAAGATGGAGGACGCCTACAAGGCCCGCTACTTTGACGACATCATGGCCCGGCGCACCACCCAGACGGCCAAGACCGTCGAGAAAGGCGTGGAAGCCCGGATCCGCCAGCGGGGCGCACGGCCTGCCGAGAACGGCACCAACCCCGGCGGTGCGGCGGTGCTGAAGACCGACGTCTCCAAGCTGACGCCCCAGCAGTGCGAAGAGCTGGAGCGCCGGGCCATGCGGGGACAGATCATCACTTTTTAACCGGAAGGCGCTGCTGACCGAAAGAAAACCTCTCACCGTTCCCGTCGGCTGACGCCGCGCGAGAACGGAGCTCCCCTGTTAGGGGAGCCTTTCTTAAAGGAAAACCCGGGAAGCAGAAGTCTCTCGATAAAGCACAAGAGTAAACGAAGGGAGTAAGAAACATGAAGAACCACATGAATCTGCAGCTGTTTGCGCAGCCTGCAAACCACACCGGCGCGACCGGCATGAGCGCCGAGATGAAGACCTACTACGAGAAGCGTCTGCTGGATCAGGCGGAGCCGCTGCTGGTGCATGACCAGTTCGGCGACAAGTACCCCATCCCGGCCAACAACGGCAAGACCATCGAGTTCCGCAAGTACGAGAGCCTGCCCAAGGCCACCGAGCCGCTGACCGAGGGCGTGACCCCCAATGCTCAGGCCCTGACCGTCACCCCTATGACCGCCACCGTGAAGCAGTACGGCGGCTGGGCAGCCATCACCGACGTGCTGCAGCTGACCGCCATCGACAACAACATCACCCAGGCCACCAAGGTACTGGCATCTCAGGCGGGCCGCACGCTGGACACCGTGACCCGCGAGGTGCTGGCGGGCGGCACCAACGTCATCTACGCGCCGGCGGGCGACACTGCCGTGACCAGCCGCGCCAACCTGACCACCGCCAGTGTGCTGACGCCCGACCTCATCGACCAGGCGGCCACCGCCCTGAAGGCCCAGAACGCCGACGCCATCGGCGAGAGCTATGTGGCCATCGTCCACCCCTATGTGGCGTATGACCTGCGCCGCAACCCGGAGTGGATCGATGTCCACAAGTATTCTACCCCCGAGAACATCTACAACGGCGAGATCGGCAAGCTGGCCGGTGTGCGCTTCATCGAGACCAGCGAGGCGAAGATTTGGACCGGCACCGGCTGCCCGAGCGGTCTGGCCGTGTTCGGTACGCTGGTGCTGGCGGCTCACGCCTACGCCGTGACCGAGGTGGAGGGCGGCGGCCTGCAGCACATCGTCAAGCAGCTGGGCGCGGGCGAAGACCCGCTGAACCAGCGCGCGTCCGTGGGTTGGAAGGCCATCAAGACCGCAGAGCGCCTGTGTGAGCAATACATGGTGCGCATCGAGAGCGTCAGCCCGAAGTACAGCGCGAAGGCGAAGGCGAACTAACACGTCGTCGGCGCGGGGCTAAGTTCTCTTTTGCGTGCCAAAAGAGAACCAGAAAAGCACCCGCTA